GGTGGTATGCCGGACTTTTTCGAGGAATGCTGAGGCTTTGCGAAGAATGTCGCTCATGTGCGCACCTCCTTCGCCCCTGCCACCCACCTCGGCGTATACGGGCACAGCGTGCATCGCCGTCCGCAGCAGCGGCCGTGGGCCAGGAGCACGGCGGCAGGGGTTGGGGGCGTCACAGCGTGGATGCCTCGCGGAACGCGGCATCGACCTGGGCTTCGGTGAGGCCGAGAGCCTGTGCCATCGGCACGAGCCAAGCGTGGGTTCGCTCGACGTGCGGGGCGTATTCCCATTCGACGCGGACGCTCTCGCGTGTCACCGCGTCGGGGATGCCGTCGATGGCGGCCTCGACCATCGCGAGGCTCACGCCGTGGCGTACCAGCCAGAGGCGAATCTGGCGGGCGGAGATGGAGGGCGGCACGGGGGAGTTGTCTGGAGCGTGCTGCCAGCCGGCCGGCAGTTCGTCGTCGGGGACGGCGGTGCAGCCTTCCGGCGGTTGCCAGCCCTCGGGGACGTCGAGCCGCACGAACGTGACGACGCGGCCGTGCGCGTCGAGGATCGCGAGAGATGTAGCGTTTGCGCCCATGCTTGCTCCTCAGTACCAGACCGTGATGCGGACAACACCGTCGCCGCCGTTGCCGCCTGCGCCGCTGCTGAATCCGTTGACGCTGGCACCGCCGCCGCCGCCGCCACCGCCGTAGGCCGCGCCGTTGCCGCCTGCTCCAGCGGCCGCGGTTGTCGATGCGCCGCCACCGCCGCCGCCGCCACCTTCGCCACCCGGAACGCTTGTCCCGTTGGCGCCGTTGGCTCCGATTGCACCGCCACCAGCAGCGCTAGTGCCTGACCCGCGCTGCGACTGACGAGCAAACGAGCCGCCACCGCTAAACGCAGCATCGGCCGCTGACACACCGCCACCTCCACCACCTCCGATGCAACCCGATGTCGGAAAGGCTGCGTTGCTGCCGGCAGCGCCGGTTCCGCCGGCACCTCCGTTTGAGCCGTTGACATTCGATGTCCAGTTCGGGGTACCAGCAGCGCCTCCTGCCGTAGTGCCTCCGCCTCCGCCTGTTCCTTGATGCGCGTAGGCCAATGTGTCACTAGCGTTCGCCGTAACACTCACAGACGAGAAGCCGCCAGCAGTTCCGGTTGCGCCGTCCGTGTCGTTTGCTGTCCTGGCCGCCCCTCCAGCACCACCGGAACCGACAGAGACAGTCAGCGCTCGATCCGATAATTCTGTCATTTGGTACGAGAAGACCGTGCGCCCGGCGCCGCCACCGCCGCCACCGCCGCCTCGCACCGTCCCGGCCGCGCCGCGGCGGCCGCTACCGCCACCGCCACCGCCTGCGGTGCAGTCCACGGTGATGGCCTTCGCCGTGGATGGGATCGTCCACGTATAGGACCCGTTCGACCCGCTGGCACTGGCCGGGGCCGACGATCGCGTGAACAGGAACGTCTCACTCGCCGGCGCGTAACTCTGGTCGCCACGCAGGAACGTCGTGTTGTTCGCCGTCCCGCTCCCGAGCCGCGCCGTGGCGACGGTGCCGCTCGTGATCTGCGAAGCCAGGAAGTCGCTCGGCGTGATCTGCTGCCAGTTCGCGGTGTTGAAACTCGCCCCGCTCGTCCCGGCTGCGGATCGCCGGTAGGCGATGCCCGCGAACGAAACAAGGTCACCCTTCGCGTAGGCCGTGTTCGCGGCCCACGGCTGGATCGCGGCCCAGTTGAGCGAGGAAGTTGACAGGCCCGCCGATGCGATCTTCGCGTCGGTGACGCTGCCGTCGGTCGGCGTCCGCTGGTCGGTCAGCCGCGCGTCATTGCCAGCCGCGACCGTCCCCGCCGTGGTGCCGTAGGCCACGCCGAGGTTTGTCCTGGCGGCGCCGGCCGTGGTCGCGCCGGTGCCGCCGAATTCCACTCCTACGGCCGTGCCCTGCCATGTGCCGACGGTGACGACGCCGAGGGAACTCACCTCGAACAGCGTCGTCGCGCCAATCCCCAGGACAGCCAGCCGCCCCGTAGTGGCAGTCACGCCGCCAGCGCCGGCCGCCAGAGCCCCCGCGCTCACAGTGCCGAACGTCACAGTTTGGTTGCTCGCGATTTTCGCGGCGGTCACAGCCCCGTCCGCCAGTTTGGCCGTCGTCACGCTGCCATCGGTCGGCGTCCGCTGATTCGACAGCCGCGCGTCGTCCCCCGCCGCGACCGTCCCGGCCGTCGTGCCGACGTTGAGCGTGGCGGCCCCGCCAAGCCCTGTGATCGTCGTGTGGGCCTGCGTCCCGGTATGCGTGGCCCGGTCCCGCAGTTGGGCGTCGGTGGCGTTGGCCGTGGCGCCCGTTGCGATGCCGTCCAGTTTCGTCTTTGCGGTCGACGCCGCCCACCACGCCGCGACCGCCTGGAACACCCGCAGCGGTGAGAACGCGAGCCGGCTGGTCGATGTGCCGGCCTCGGCTTCGGACTGGGTGACCGTGGCGGCCGACCACTCGCGGGCGTCGGAGAGGCGGGCGTCGGTGGTGCTGGCCTTCCCGTCGAGGGCTGCCTGGAGGCCGGTGACGTCGCCGATGGCGTGGGAGTGGGCCTGCGGCGGGAACGCGGCCGGCTTGCCGGCGACGTCCGCCCACGTCGGCGACATGGTGACTTGTACCTCGATGTGCGGCTCCACGCACACCACTTCGACGGAGATGTCCTCGACCTCGACGGACACAGCCACGGTTTCGCAGTTGCTCATGTCAGCGCCTCGCAGCCACAACGCGGCCTGCCATGACCGTCCGGGTGTGCCCGGCCGGCGTGACCCAGTCCATGGCCCACCGATACGTCAGCGGCGGCACCAGCAACGCGGTCTGCTGCTCGGTCAGCACCAGGTCGACCCGTGTCGACGGCTGGCCGTTGACGGTTTCCGCGGTTTTCGTGACCGCGAAGGTGCAGACCGTCTGGCCCGTTTCGGCGCAGATGACGGCTGCGGAGAGCGTGTATCCGGTCAAATCGCGGTTGAAGCGACACAGGACCGGCAGACGGTTCCCCTGGACGAACTCCAGGGGCACCACGCCCGGGTTTTGCCGGAACGTTTTCTTGTCGCAGGATGCGCTCGGCACGATCGTCCTCCCACGGAATCGATGGTTGACGGGGCGCCGCGCCACGCTTGGGCATGCGCGGCGCCCCGTCGGATGTCACAAAGCGGCGATCAGGGGCAGTTGATCCGCACCCGGGCCTTCGTCTGGCCTGCGGTCTTGGCGACGGCGGCCCGGCCGATCAGAACGTCCGTATTGGTCGTCGTGATCAGGCTGGTGCCGGCGTTCCAGTACAGGAGCGCCCCGGCGGAGAAGGTGGTCGCGCTTGCGCAGTTGATGTCGAACACACCCTGAACGTGGAGCGTGCCGGGCGTGTTGGCCGGCACGGCCACCTTGGTGATGCCCACCTGGGTGCCCTGCACGACCACGCTCCCGGCCGCCACTGCGGAGGTCGGGGTGAAGTCGATGACGTCGCCGCTGTGAAGGTAGTCTGCTACTGCCATTGGGATTCTCGCTTTCTGGTGATGGTGATGGTTGGTTGATCAGGCGAGCGTGGGGGCCGATCAGGCCGCCCCCTTGCTCTTGACGGCCGCCCGGTACTCGCCGAGCGCGACGCCGAAGTCCCAGAAGACCCGCCAAGAAACCCCGAGCACCTCGGCGGAGCTGTCCATGCCGAAGAACTCGACCGTCGGCGTCTGGAGGCCGTTGAGATAGGCGATCTCCAGGGCCGCGAGGTCCGCGGGGTTGCCGATCAGGTACCACGCGGTCGAGCTGGCGCCCGAGAGCGTGCTGTTCGACAGCCACGGCGACACCAGCACGCGGTACGCGTTTTGGTGGATGTTCGCCGACGGCTGTTTGGCCGACGTCGGGCCGACGACGTACTGGCTGTTCATGAGCTCCTTTGCCACCGGCTCGAGGGCCGTCGGCACGAGGAGGATCTGCGGGTCGACCATCACCGGCAGGCCGTCCGGCCCCACCTGGTCGCGGAACATCTGCACCGCGGTGGAGAGGCTCGAACTCTGGAGGTTGGACGAAGCCCCCTCGAAGTAGTTCGCCCGGGCGGTGGTGAAGAAGCTGGCACCGTTGCCCGTGGCGTTGAGGGCCGCGAACAGCGTCTTTTCCCGGCTGTGGATCGCCTTCCGGCCGAGGGCCTTGGCGTTGTCGGCGAACGCGTTGAGGTCGTCGTTGACCATGTCGGTCCGCGAGATAGACAGGACCGCGCCACGGGTTTCCACCTGACGGGTCCGGCTCTCCTCGCTCGTCCGCATGTGCTTCAGCTCACCGTCTTTCGCGACCGGCTGCAGCTCGCCGTTGATGGCGAGGGAGTAGACCGTGTGCGGGTGGAAGTTCGTGTGGGTCTTGGTCGCGGTGATCTGCTCGGCGACCGACGGCGCCATCGCGAACGCTTCCTGCAGGGCCTTGTTTGCGACGTTGCCGACGACGCCGGACAGCTCGTTCGTGGAGAACGCGGCGCGAATCCACTCCAGGCTGCCCGGATCGGCGTCGATCGTCTGGCCCTTGGCCGCGGCGATCTGCTCCGCGTGCCACCGGAGCCCCCGGCGGCGGAACTTGTTGGCTCGGTCGAGCGTCTCCGCGTTGTAGGCCTTGTCGACGTTGAGGCCCGCGCCCATGCACAGTGACGCCTCGATGATCTTGGTGTCCATCGTGCCGGACTCCTGCGTGTGGATTGCCGGCAGACGGGGCCGCGACGCGCGGACCGCCTCTTGCACGGCGGAAGTGGTGCGGGCGGAATCCCACCCCTCGGTGATCGCCTGGGCCGCGATGGCGGCGTGCTTTTCGCCGCAGACGGCCCGGATGGCGGCGACGCGGGAGGCCTCGGCGGCCAGCTGGGCGCGGAACTCGCCGACGAAGTGGTTCGCGGCGGAAGCGTTCACCGGCTTCTTGCCGGCCGGCTTGCCGGCTTCGACGTCACCCTCGGCAGCGTCTTCGGCAGCCTCTTCGCCGTCCTCGGCCGCCTTCATGCGGTCGTAGACGTCCTGCAGAACGGCGGTTTGCTCCGCCGTCAGGTCCGCGTACACGTAACCGAGCGACTCGACCCACTTCTGGAAATCCACGTTCGTACCCTCCTGGTTTGGTGCGGCTGCTGCCGCAATGGAAACACTGGTCCGTGCGTCCGCCCCGTTCGGGAGGATCGCGATATGGCGAAGGCGGGTCCGCCGGTACAGCAGGAACCCGCCGGGGCCGGCGACGATGTCGCGGCCGTTGACGTTGACCGTCTCGCCGCCGCGGATGCGGATCGGCGGCTCGATCGGCTCGGCGCCGATGCTGGCCTGCAGCGGCACACCGGCGCGGCTCAAGTCGATCGCCGTGGCGGCGATCGGGTTGGTGCGGGCGATCTCGCCCACGGCGACCAGCCGGGCACCGTCGACCACGCGGACCATTGCGGCCCCGAGCGTGGCGGCGAGCGTGTTTTCATGCCCCGACAGCAGTACGACCCGCGCGTCGGCGTCGATGCCAGTCACGTCGACCACAACCGGCCCCAGGCCGGCGACCGTCATCACTCCCCCGGAATATGCGTCGATGGTCACCCTGGCGGGTCCGGCGGCGTCGGGCGCGGCGGCCTCGATCTGCACGGCGGCGGACGCGTCCAGGGTGAACGGATTGGAGGCGGCGGCGAGGATCATTCGCTCGCGGCGGCGGCGGCGTGCGTGCGCGGTCATCGGCGTCCCCCCGGGGCGGCGGCCTGGTCGGCGAGGTCGGTGAGCGTGTTTGCGGTGTTGGCGGCCGTCGTGACGGCGGTTCCGTCGGGCAGCTGCAGCCCCAGTTCCGCGAGTACGGCCCGCTCGCGGGCGATCTGCCGGACAGCCTTTTCCCAATCCCGGCCGCGGTGGGCGTATTCCTCCGCGAGCGACGTCGTGAGGTTCGCAAGCCGCGTGGCCTGGGCGTTGGCTTCCTTGGCCGGGTCAACGTGCTCGCGGCCGTCCCAATACCATTCGTGCGAGCACTCGGCCCACGTTGGGAAGCCGTCGGGGAAGATGCCCGGCTCGCGGGCCGCTTCGTCGATCCACGCCGCGAGGATGCGGTCCAGCACTTCCTCCTCGACTTCGGAGTGGTCGACGTGCTGGCAGCGGCCGAACATCTGGTTGTCCAGGCGGCCGCTCGCGTAGTTGTAGGCCGACGAGTTGCCCCGCGCGATGTTGCTCGGCACGTTTTCGCACCGGGCCGCCTCGTCGATAAGTTCGGCCTTGAACTCCGCGTAGGTGGTCGTCGGCTGTTCGGCCTTCAGCTGCTCCAGGCGGTAGCCGCCGGGAAGCGTCGTGAACATGTTCCGCTCGAACTCGACCGACTCGAACGCTTCGCCCTCGGCGTCGTCATCGTTTGGCGAGCCGTCGGTGTAGAGCACGCCGGCTTGCATGGCCGCGGCTTCCGCCGCCCCGAGCACGGCGAGCGTGAACCGCCGGAGCTTGGAGAACAGCGGCAGCGCCGCCTGGAGGATAGGAACGCCGCGTTTCTGGCCGGGCCGCTCGAGCCGGAACCAGTGGATCACGTACTCCGCCGGCACCTCGTCGAACTCCATGCTGTGCAGCACGTCGCCCGGGTGGGTTTTCAGGATGTGGTACGTCAGCGGGTTCCCGTCCTGGTCGAACACAATCCCGTCGACGGCGTTTTCGCGGACGAGCCCCGGCGTCGTGACCTGGTCGGCTTCGACCAGCCGGAGGTCGAGCTTGACCGGGTGGTCGATCTTGGGGTTGTTCACGAGCACGGCGAACGCTTCGCCGTCCCGGGAAAGGGACTGCCGCATGCACCGCAGCTTGCGGGCGAGTTTGACGGCTTTGGCCCACTTGGCCCACGACCGTTCGATCGGGTTGGCGTCGTGGCCGTCTGGCGTGGCGATCTGGAGCGTCGGGCCGGTGCCGATCAGGTCGTTCGCGACCGTCCGCACCAGGCCCGCGGCGTAGCAGTTGTTCGCGACTTCGTACCTCGCCCGCTCCCGGAGCGTTTGCCGCACCATCGGCGACATGGCCGCGTTTGCGGAGAGGCTGTCTGCGGCCGCCCAGTGCTTGCGGTTGTCGTCGGTCGTGCGGGCCGCGTCATACCCGCCGCGGATGAACCGCAGCGCACGGCCGACGGCCCGCCGCGGCGCCGCGAATGGCGACGTGAACAGCCCACCGAGGATGGCGCGGAGGCCCGGCATCATTCGGCCCCCGGGGGGACGATGCGGGTGAATCGGAGGCCGCGGTGGGGCTTGTTGGCGGCTCGCTTGCTCGCGAGGTAGCGGTCGGCCGCGATCTGGTCCTGGATCGAGTGCTGCTCGACGGAGATGGAATCGCCGCTGGCCTTTGCGGGGCCGGCGGCGTTTTCCTTGATGGCGTCGGCGATGGTCTCGTCAGGCACCGGGCGGCGCTCCAGAGAGAGAAACCCTCTGGATAGAAGAAATGCCCGTTCGGGCTCGAAGTGGCGGCGCCGAATCCCGGATTTCGGGAATGTTCCTACATATAGGAAATCAGCGCCGCATCGCCCTTGCTTCGCGCGCGGTGGTGACCTCGTGTGTCGTCATCGTGCGGCCGCAGTGCCGGCAGGATCGGTATCGGCGGATCATGCCCGCGCGAACCCGCATGGTCTTCGTAGTCCGCAGCTCGCGGCACCCGCACCGCGGGCAGCTGATCCCGATTTCGTCTTTCACCGTGCTCACTGGCCGCCCCTCCGTTGGCGCTGCATCTCCGCGAACGACACCCGCTTCCGCTTGGCCGGCTTGAATCCGCTGGCTCCTTCCAGCGTGGCCCCCTGCATGCTGGCCCCGACCGCACATCCGACCAGACAGTCGAACAGGTGGTTGTCGGGCCGCCCCGGCCGTTCGCTCCACTCCTCGACCGTGCGCCCCTTGGCCGTGTTTGTGACGCGGAACTCCGCGACTAGGTGGTCGGCCAGCATTCGGTGCAGCTCGGCGTGCTCGCCGAACAGCGACAGGCAGCCGGCATCGCCGCGGGGCACTGCGAGCCGCGCGTGGATGAACGACTTCCAGTAGTTCGTGTCGATCATCACATGGCGGATGATCCGCTTTTTGGCGACGTTCGGCACCCGCCAGTAGTGCCCGACGCGGTCGCCCGGCTTCTTGGCGTACATGGCGAACGGCATGCTTGACGCTTTGACGCCTTGCCCGTGGCTCGGCATGATCACGCCGGCCCGCGATGATTCGCGGCAGAATTGGTACACGGTGTCCGAAAGGTAGTTTGCGTCGATCAGGCACCGCTCGATCCGCATCAGCGAACCGTCTTCGCGTTTCCACTCGCGGCCGAGGTATTTCCCGGTCAGCGATTCGAGCCCCGCGATCAACGCGCCCTCAACACTCTTCGACTTACTGACGTCGGTTAGTTTTTTGGTGATGTCGCGGAGCGTGAAGTATGGCCGCCGTTGCTCGGGGTACGTCCCGTAGTCGATCACGTACCCGGTGAAGTTCTCTTCCCACGCGCAGATGGCCCAATACAGAGCCTCTTTCTGGACGTCGACCATCATCGACAGGTGTTGACATGCCAGCGGTACGAACTGCCGCGGGTAGCGGTTGACCTTGTCGGCGATCTCCGGCGCGGTCAGTTCTTCAACGTTTCGATCGACCAGCGGCAGCGGTTCGTTTTGGTACTCCGCCGCGAACGCTGTTTCGCCCTTGTCGATCCGCAGGTTGTAGGCCGTTTGGATGGCGTGGATTTCCCCAGGCCGCATGCGAGCCGGCCAGCCGACTTTGCATCCCGCGGTCATGCGGCCCAGGTTGTCGGCGAAGAGCTTGTCGGCCTCGCCGGTTCCGGCACCGCTCCGCTGCCCGGCCTTCCGCAGCTCGGCGTACTTCTCCCACAGTTCCGTCTCGGTCGGCCAGTCGTACACCATTTTCATCCGCCGGCCGTGGCATGCCGGGTTTCGCTCGCGATCCAGGAGACGCTCCGCCAGGTCGTCGGGGGCCACGACCGTCACGGTGACAAGCCCGGCGATTTGAACGTCCGGGCCGGCGAGCCCGAGTACGGCCCCCTTGAAGACCTTTTCGAGCTGGGCGACTTGGGAGGGGCTGCGGGCGCTCTTGTCGGTCTGCGGATCATCCACGAGCACGAGCGACGGGCGCACCCGGCGGCCGTCGCACGCCCGCGTGACGGCCATGCCGCGGATCGAGCCGGTCATGCCGCGGACTTGGATGATGCCGCCCGAGGCCGGCGAGCCGGGGATCGTTGGAAACTGAACGTCTTCGCCCTTCCAGTGGATATGCGTGGGCTTGCCGCGGTAGAGCTGCCCGCGGGCGCGATTGTTGATCCGCTCCAGCTTCGCGATGGGGTAGCACACCTCCGGGAAGTCTTCCGCGAGCCGCTCGCGTGTCTCGCACGACGTCTTGATGTTTTGAAGCATTTGCGCGGCGTGCTCTTCGGTCGCCCCGATGGCGACGACGAATTGCTGGTGACCGTAGAGCAGTGCCCACAGCGCGGCGGCCTCGATCAACGCGGTCTTGCCGCTGCCGCGGCTCATGGCGAACGCGAGCAGCTCCCCGCGGAGCGTGGCGGCCTCGATGGCCGCGATGATCTCCAGGTGGTCGTCTGACCATGCGAGGTAGAATTGGTCGGGGAAGTAGGTTTCGCAAAACAGCCGGAAGTTCATCCGGCAGGCTTCCTTGCGGGCCGGGTCGGCCACGGCCGGAAGTTCGCCGATGTCGCGGCCGGCCAGGCTCGCGGCCTTGTCGCGGGCGGCGAATTGCTCGCGCCGTTTGTGGTGACGGCCGCCGGCGGGCGGCTTGCTGGGCTTTGCGGTGCCGCCGCCGAACAGCGTCATAGCCCGATTTCCGTGATGTTCTTGAGCACCTTCCGGGCGCCGTCGAAGTCGCCCACCTCGAGCATCCGGCGATACAGCTCTCGGTACGACACGAGCACCCACCCGCGGAGCGCGTCAGTGTCCGGCTGCCCCTCGCCGGTGAAGTGTGCGCGAACGGCCGCCATCGTCTCCCGCACGTCGGCGGCGGGGTACTTTGCGCGCAACGCTTCCAGCACGTCGCTTTCGCTCGCGCCGCTGATCAGCCATTGCACGACGGCGAGCGGTGCCGGCGGTGTGGCGTCAGCCGTGTCGGTGCCACCACTCGGTTGCGGCGGTGTGGCTTCCGTCAGCGATCGTTCGTTTTTGCGTTTTCCAGACGTCATCCATGGCCTCTAGCAGGAACGCGGCGAGTTCCGGATCGTGCGCGACCGTGAAGTCCTCGAGTCGCGGGTTATGGTTCAGGTTCATCGACGTTCGGCAAACCACTTCCCAGCGGTCGTTCCGGATAACGGTGAACTTCGCGTGCGTGCGGGTGACGCGAATGGCGTCGGCCCCGAACGCTTCGCGGATGCGGGCGGCGAGCTGCGGCGCGCGGCGGACGAACGTGACGTCGACCAGCCATCGGGCCGCGGTCAGTCGTCCGGACCCGATCATGTCGAGCATCTTCGAGACGTCGGTGTTGGCGGCCGTCCAGGTCGATACGTGCAGCTCCGCCGGGCCGGTGATTTCGAGAATCGCGTCGATCATGTCGGTCAGGGAGAACTGGCCTTTCGTCAGCCCGAAGATTTCGCGGCCGTCCAGGTCCAGGCCGGCGACGGCCTCGGCCGCGGATTCCTTTCGGCGAAGGTCGCGAATGTCCCGCTTTCGCTCGCGAACGAGCGTTACGTGGCCGCGGCGGATCACGTCCGGGTCGACGACGGGCTCGTGCTTTTCGAACAGCAGGGGGTTTGGGCGAAGCGGGGGAACGGCCATGGGTCATTGCTCCTGGGATGGCGGTAGAGTGCGGCGGTCGCGGAACGCTTCGACGTCGTGGCGGCGGATGAACCGGTGGCCGTCGATTTCGACGTAGGCGAGCGTCCCGGCTGTCATCAGCTGGTCGATGCGAGACCGATGGACGCCCGCGATTTTGGCCGCGGTCGTGGGGCGGACGTAGTCTTCGGTGCGGATGCGGGGCATGCGTCACTTAGCGCCGCCGTAGGGGTCGCGGCACCAGTAGTCGTGAGACAGCTTCAGGGCGACATCCCAGACGTAGCCGTAGGTGCGCTGGAGGTAGCGAGCCTCGTCAATCGCGCTCTCCCAAAATCCGCTGCGGCGCATGTCGCGGAGCATTTCCGCCACTTTGGTTTCGAGAAAGTCGCTGGTTCCGTGCATGTTTGCGTTTCCTCGGTTTCCGCTCGCGTCATGCCAGTAGTATAGACGCTCGTCTAGTGGTTGGCAAGAAAAAAACCGCGTGCCAATTCGGAATTATTCCGGGTGCCGAGCACGGATTTTCGCGGTGGGACAAGTCTGCATCGGAAGGCGGGCGATCCGTAGGCACTAGGGTCTGAAAAACCCCGCCGGGAGTACCTTTTTCCCCGCTCACCCCGGCCCGATCCCGCGGGCCTCCATCCGCTCGCGGAGCGACGCCAGCCATCCGCGGAGCGTCGACCGCGGCACGTTCATCACGACCGCGGCTTCGGCGACCGTCATCGTTTCAAGCAAGGCGCACAGCTCGCGCACTCTTTCGCCCTCGCGGGCCAGGCACGCGTCAATGTCCATCCGCAGCTCGATGCGCCGCTGGTCGGAAATCGCATCGGAAGCCGGGATCCCGGAATGAGCCTCGATCACCGGGAAACCCGGGCACCGCTTCGCGCGTCGATCGTCTCGGGCAACGTGGGCAATCGCCTTCCGCACCGCGGTCACAGTCACGGCCCATTCGGCCCGGCCCTCTCGGACTGGCTCGCCTACCGTGGCGATCACGCGCTGGGCGACGTCTTCCGGATCGCCGCCACAACGGGCGGCGTAACGCTCGGACTCGTAGCGCACCAGCCGAAGGACGTCTGCGATCCCGTGGTCTGCGACCATCACGCCACCTCGACCGGTCGGTGAAACGTCGCCTCGTGGTCCGTCTGCTCGAGGTCGAAGGCCGTGACCGCCACGGCCAGGGCCGCCCAACGGTGGGTTGAAATGCCGAACAGCGGGCCGGGGTTCTTCTTCGTACCCGTCGGGCCGAACCGGTCAATCAGGGCTTGCCGGACGTTTGCGTCTTTCGCGCGGGGCGATCCGCATAGGTGGAGCTTCACGTCGCGACGGGGCACGAGCCGCACGTCCGTTAGCATCGCCATCCGGCCGATGGAGAACACCGTCTCGAACACCTCGCGGCCGACGGCCATGCCGAAGCTCTCGATCCACTCGACCGCGACGGAAGCGCCGGTCGAGTGGAGGAGCAGATGACCGGGCGTCAGGTTGCTCGCGTCGCCGCACGCGCGGACGCGCTCGCCATCCCACACGACGTAGGCGAACTCCCGCGGGCCGGGGTCGATGCCGATGATGCTCTCTCTCATGGACTGGCCTCCCTGCCAGTTATCGCGTTATCCCCGGGTCAGTCGGGGTCAATTACATGGTTCTGTGGCTACTTGCCGCCTCTTAGCGTTCGCCGCGTTTCCGCTGCGCGTGAGCATGGCGATGGCGGCGGGGCCGGAGGTGGCGGCGGGGCCGGACGCTTGGACTTCGGATACCACGCACCGTTGACCAGACGGACTGGCTCGTCTTCGTCGTCGTCTTTTCTACGACGGCCTCCGGCAAATGCCGCATAAAGCCCGCCAGCCATTCCAAAAAACGCACACGCCAGCATCAGTTCGTCGCTCATGTCTCCCTTTCTACGCTCACAGAACCAGCGGATGAAGCGGACGGCAAGCCGCCGCTTATCCTGCGTGTTCTCAGCAGGGCCGATCCAGCAAACCAAGGAGTGTGTGAATGTGGCGGTAGTCCTTGGGATACCACCGGCCTTCGTCGCAAGCCTCGCGTATCGCCTCCCGCTCCGCGTCAGTGAGCGCGGCATCCATCGTCACCGTCACGCTGCCGTTGCACGCCGACAGCGTGGCGTTTTGGTCAGCTATTCGTCGGATTGCGTCCTTGAGTCGTTCAATCTCGGATCGCTGCTGCCGAACTATGATCCGCAACGCTGCCTCATCGCTGTTCACAATCGCCATCACCGGCTGAGAACCACGCGATGCAGCGGACATCTCATCAGCCTCGTTTGTCATGGTTGCTCCTGTGTTCGATGCCGCTGATCGCTGGCGTTATGCCTTGCCGAACAGACTCTTGATGGTTGCAAGGGCGTCCTC